TGGGTTGCTTCCACCCCCATTAGGGTTTGGAGAACCTCCTCCATTAGAAGCCCAGAAGCATACGCTATTTGTATTGTCCCAAGTATAACCATACGCAGTACAACAATCCTGTGTAGGGCTTGCTGAAGCTCCTGTATCTAGCTCGGTAAAGTTTACCGTTCCATCCGTGTTAAAACTTGTAGGAGCTAAGTCGCATAAAGGCGTAGAATTATAGTTGCTGGAGTTTATCAATTTAACTAACTCCAGAGTGCAGGGGTCGTTACCACCTGTAGCAAAGTTCGATACCTTTACTACTCTCCAAAAGGTTTCGTTTATAAATATCTCGTCCTGCCATTGTAACTGGTTAATGTCTTGAGGGGTTAGGTAAGCTTTACAAGTCATTATACGAGACTCACTAGAATACTCTTCATGTAATCTTCTAGCCCAGTATTTTCTTACTGCGTATAGGTTAGTTATACCTGCTGTAGTTCCTGCGTTAATTAGTGGATGGTCTATATTGTCTGGGTAGTCGTAACCCCAATTTAAAGCTACACTAGAAGAGGTAACAGGGGTTGTGTTATACTGAGAAAAGAAAGGGTAAGTAGTTACGTCTTCGTACCCTGCTAAGTCTGCTCCAATTCTAAATTCACCTCCATTTTCAATGTCTTGCTCCCCATGATAGTAAGCTAAAATAGGCTTTGCTTTTACCACTTCCTTTATCGAGGTAATATTCCATCCTAACTCATAAAGTCTAGGAACGAGTACATTAGGTATTACTGTAGTTCCGTTCTGAAAGGTAGAGGGTATATGCGCTAATCTTAGGGGTTGAAACATACCACCTATTCTCTGTTCCCCTGTAGCAAATGAGTTTTCGTTTTCTTCTATCCACCGTCCTTTAACATATCCATAATGTTTTTGCCACCATGCGTTCCTCCAGTCGTCACCCTCCGCATCTTCAAATCTTACTATTTTCTTTTGGTACTTTAAGGTTGGTTCTATTATGATACTATCATGGTCTACCTTTTCTGACCAGTCTTTCTGCTCAGTTCCTCCATCGAGCATATTGTTATATGTATCAATGTATAAAACAGTTGGAGCTTCGGGTGTAGTGTATACTATTAGATTAAATCTGTTAAAAATTTCAGCCAACCACTCTCCTACTTTTACGTCAGGAAAATTTGCAGAAACATCTACAAATAACCCAGTAGAGGTGTATAACTCTAATTCCACAAAGCTCACATTTACACCTACTGTTTCTTTAATTGTTACTGCGTTATTTACGTTGGTCGCTCCTACATACCACGTTATAGTATCTCCTATGTTGCAGGGTATAGTTATGCCCGTTCCTATAAGCGTTGAATTTGTCCCGTAAACACAATCGTTATGTTCGTGGTAGTATTCAAAAGTGTTAGTTGTAGCAGCATTTTTATAAGCCCAAACCGTTACGCTAAAAGCACCAGTATCAGGTGTAGCCAGAGAGGTAACAAAGAGGTTGTACTTAAATGTAAAACTCCCGTTAAATGGTGCTACAAAAACTCCTGAGTTAAACAATCCGTCTACATCGTTAAAGGGTGCGCTCTCATTATCTAAAGGTATTTGGTTTTGTTCTACGGAAGCTGCTGTTGGTATTGAGTAATCATTTGTTAGTCCTACCTTAGAACCGTAAACAGGTCGTCCTGCTGTTCTCTCTAGCTCAGTTGCTAGAAACATATACAGGGTTCTAAATTCAGTCCCTCCTAAGAAAGTCGAAGAAACTGTGAAGCCTGCCTTTTGAGCTATGCGTGTTATTAAATAAGGGACGCTTATAGAGGGCTTGAAGTTAAACGCTCTGAGCTGCTCCCCAGCCCAACCCGTTCCCATACCTCCACCCTCAGAGTCATAGTAAAATCCATATCCTTGAGGGTCGTTGCCTCCTAACCCCCAGTCTGATAGTGGGTAAACTATAGTACCTCCTCCCACAGCTCCCGAAGTAATATCGTTTGTTATGTCCCAGCTATCTACAATATTTTCTGCTGTTAAAGCGTGGTCTAAATCGGTATCTACGTTACCATCAGAATCTATAAATACCTCGTTAAAACTTATGTCTTTTACCGCATCGAAAAAAGCTCCTACCTCAGAGATTATACTAGCACTATATTTTTTAGCTGTTGGGTCTACAGAGTGAAGTTGTAATACCCCTACCATAATTACTACACCAGAATCGTACACCTCTACATTCGTTTTTACCCCTACGTCAAATTTCGCACTAACAAAGTTTACGTTATAAAACTGTCCGAAAAACTGATTGTTATTATCAGTCATAGGCATATCAAAACGTAACGAGTGTGGAGAACGAGCGTAAGAAATATCTCTCATTTCCTGAATAGAGTAGTTAAACTCTACAGGCATTTCCTGTACGTCTAAGCTGTATACGGCTGCTCCTGTCTGAGCGTTAGCTATTATCTCTATCATTGTACGTTGGGCTTTCTACGGCTTATTTCTATCTCTATAGTGTAGTTAGAAATTTTATCGTTTAAGGCTGTCTTAAAACCTATTTGCGCTCCCTTAACAATACACCTTGACCAATTTACACTCTTAGGTAAACTAGGCTGCTGTAGTGCGCTGCTATAAATGTATACTCTAGGAGAGTTTACTAGAGACATTATTAAGTTGTTTAGGTTGGTAGGGTTATTTTCTCTAGTGTTTAAAGTAATCGAAGTCGTAGTTAAATTTCCTACACTTGTCATACCTCCCTCTTGAGAGCCTTTGCTATAGGGTACAGTATTACTAGCTTGAAATGCGTTACCCCCCATAGACCTAAAGCTACTTCTTTTTATGCTTTGGGTAACGTTAGAAGACCCATCACATAGCAAGTTGTCTATACCCCCTACATCGTTCCACCAGCTCAAGAAATATTCGCTAGGTATATTTACCTCAGCTAAAGTTTGGTTGTATCTAGTGTCACAGAATTTATTAAACCTATAAACTTGACTTGCTTCATTTCCAGCAAGCGTTGTATTAGAAGCTGCTTGTATTTCGTAATAGTCCCACGTTGCATTGTTCGAGGGGCGTAAGGTGGTGTCTATATTTTGCAGCTCTAGGTTTCTAGGGTATGCCCCGAAGTATAGAATAGAAGCCTCGTCCGATAACCCTGCTGCTGGAACTACCCCCCCGTAAGTTGGATTGTTTATAAAGTAGCCTGTATTCAAAGCTACTCCTGCTGCTGTAAAATAAGATACGTGGAAATAGTTACAGTTATCGCTACCCACATCGTCCCCGTTGAGAAAAGCTAAAGCCCCAAATTGACCTTCCAAAACCCATTGCTCTATTTGACTGTTTGAGTTGGGAGTGGTTACTGAGAGCAGCCGACCTGATGAGTTAGTCAGTTCAAATTGACTTACAGAGTTAGCTGCGTTAGAGTTTACATTTAAAGACCTAAGACTTCCGTTTATAGCTTTTAGCGTAGTGTCTAGTGCTGGTAGAAATGTCTGTACTGGAGCGTCATTTACTGTAGCAGCTTTTTCATACCCAAACTCTACTGATACAGTTTCTATAGCCTTTTCATTTAGAGCAAATATCGTAGTTAAACTTAGTGCGTTGTCAGCATCGTATTGACCTAGCCTTAGTATAGTTTCGTCTTGCTGTACATAGTCAGAGATAATATCCTGTATTCTAAATACTGCACAGTTCGCGCTATTTGGTAGTTGCTTAAACGTACCTATCACTACTGAGTCTATCGTTATTCTAACTAGATACCTGTATTTTGGTTCAGCAAAGTTAGTAGTGTCTCTTACTTGGTAGTAAATATCGTCTGCTACTCCTTGTACTCCTGTACCTGAACTTTGGTCTACTGTGTATGCCATTATAAAACTATTTCAATATTTATTGTTTTGGAAAACTCGTTGTCTAAAAACTCTCCATAATCTTCAACGTACGCCTCTTCCAATTTTGGTCTGTATTTTTTTAAGGTTCTTACAAAAGCATCTGTATAGAAGTCTGAAGTAGCTATACCATACAGGTAAACTTTACGACTTATTAAACTAGTCATTTGGTCGTAAGATAGAAACCTTCCTGAAGTTAGGCTTTTCCATTGCTTAATGGGTTTGGTGTTTATCCACTCTCGTATACCTTTCGTTAATCCTCCGTCTGCATTTCCCGTTCCAAACTTAAATGGAGAGAGGGGTGCTAGAGCGTCACTTATCTTTCCTTTGACCCCGTAGTTCACATACTCCCAGTAAGGGGCGTTAGGGGCATCGAAAGTCATTGAGAACTCATTGTCATCTACGGTAACAGAATAGGCTAAAGACTCCCTCAAGTTCCCTGAAGCATTTTTCTTTTTCCTGTCTAAATTCTTTTGCGCTCGTTTGACTACCTCCTTACCGAAGTCGTTAAGAACGTCTGTGAACTCATTTAAGGGTAGAAAGTAGTTTACCCCTGCTACTTCTATGTTAAGACGTATAAGGCGCAATGCAGAGGTTTATAGCGTTAGGTACTCGTATCTCAAAGGAAGTCTGCCAACCTGTTAGTAGGTTAGAAAATCTAGCTGTAAAAGGGTCGCAAGAAATGGGCGTAGTAAATCCCCAATGCTGTGTGTCGTTATCTAAAATAGACTGGCTGTTCATACTCAGAACGAACTGAGCTATTACGTCCTGCATAATTAACAGCGTCTCAGCATACACTTGGGTAAGTAAATCTGTCTGCTTTTCTATTACTAGGTCAGCTACTATTACCTCGTAGGTAAATACAGTTACACCTCCATCAATAGAAGCTCCTGTACATTGTGCGTACAGAAGTGGAAATAGGTCTACGGTAATTTTATCTATGTCTATTTCGTCTAAACTGAACGTATAGAACTTTTGTAACTGAAGGTGCTTCGTTACTATTTCTTTGAAGACGTTATTAATATCAACTACGGTGTCCATTTACATTGAGATTTTTAGAGGTTTGTATGTCTTTCTCATAAGCTAAAAAGGTTAAGGCTTCCTCTATATATATAAGAGTTACCGTTTCCATTTTAGTAAGGTCACCATCCGCTAACTCATACATGATATTGTACCAACCCCATTTGCTGTGTATTTTACTCTGGTTTGACTTCTCTACGGTTTCAAAGAGCGTCGCGAATCTTTCGCTAATATCGTCCCTATACGATAAAAAAAAACCATCGCTGAAACCGCAACGTCCATTTTGCACTCTAACATAGCTTGCTGTTTTTCATGGTTTGGGTTATAGGGTTCTATCGTATAGCTGTCTACACTCCTTTTTATTATCGGTCTGTATAGAACTGAGAGTATGCTTTCTAATTTATCATACGCTCCTAAGCCTGTGTATGTTTCTAGGTCTGCAAACTCACCTAAAGTTAGCTTAGTCCAATTCGGTATGAATCCGTACTCTACGCCTTTCAAAGTAAACTCCCGTATCAAAGGGTTTTTCTTAGGGCTGGTATCAGGCTCTTGCGTTATCCAGCTTACCATATTCATTACTTTGTTTACGCCCTCCCAATCTGCGTTCTCTAAATCTTCTTTACTAATATCACATAGAGCAGAAACGATTAATAAAGAAAGCTCCTTTTCTGGTAGCTTCTTATCGAATAGCTCTAGCATTTTCTTGTACTGCCTTACGCTTACATCTTGGTAGCCTTCAGGTACGACTAGGGTTTTTTTCTTATTCACGATACATAGTATTTTCCTGTTTTCCTTAATATCTTATTTAAACAAACATAACGCACCGCATCTATTAAATGGTTGTATGCGTCTATTGGTGTAGCTAGCATCTTTCCATTCTTGTCTGTTTTCCATTTGTAGTTTCTAAACTCCTTTTGAGCGTTTAGGCTGTCGTCTTTAATAAATAGCTTGTGCCTACGCATAGTATCTATTCCTACCCTTATGCTGTCAGCTCCTTTCTTAGAGGGTTTTATATTAAAGTGTAGCCTGTGTATAGTCTCTATACTTTTAGGCTCTGCGGAGTCAGCTATTATCTCGTCATGCCTAGTCACCCCATAATCTGTTAATCTCTCTGCTATGTCGCTATTGGTTAGACCCCCTTGATAAATCATTTCTTCAATGTAAATCTCATTATCGTGCAGGTATACTTTAGCCAAAGCGGTTGGGTCATTACTGAAACCGAAGTCTAATCCATAGGCTACGAGTTTTGCGTGTTCTGGTAACTCAGTATAAATTTCCGTTTGGAATATAGTCTCTCTACTCTTACCCCTTATTCCTAACCCGTAAACTCTCCAGTAGTTTTCGTCGGTTTCCTTTAACCTCTCAATCTCCTTAATAGTTTCCTCTCCGATATAGGGGTTATCCAAGTAGGTAGACCTGTAGAAGTTTGCGTCCTCCCTAGGTATAACCTCGTCGTATATCCAATGGTACTGCATGCTTGGGTTGAAATCCAATATGAAGCGTTCTGAAGTTCTCAAAATGAGCTGGCGGAAATCCTCTAAATCTAGCTCTGAAGCCTCGTTCGCAAAACAGATTTGTCTTTTAGCCCCACGAATTTTGGAGGGTTGGTCGATTGAAATAAACTCCCATCTCGTCCCCCATAGGTCGTAGGTGTTCTCAGTCTTATTGTGGTACTTCTCGTTATAGTAGTTCTCTGTCTTTAGTATAAATATGAAGTCCCTTAAAACGCTCGCTCTAAGACTTGGGAAAGATTTGCGTACTACGGTTATAGTGTACCCTGAGTTTATGTTTTCCAGACACCACTCTACGAGAACGGTGAGGATTGAGTAGGTCTTTCCACTACGAGTTCCCCCTTGAAAAATTGCTACCCTCTTCTTACAGGCTTTGAGGTCGTAGTATGTTTTAGGCTGTGGGAGCATTTACCATACCGAAGCTATAACTCCTATTAAGGAGAAGGCTATACAAATA